TTTCTGTTTCTTCTCCTACCAATTTCCCAACTGGTAAAAGTTCACCATAATGATTGTATAAAAGAAGTAAAGTCTTCCCATTATTTCCTTGCATACTTCCCTTTTTAAATCTGTAAACACCCTTTGCAAGACTATCATTTTGCATGTTTACAAGTATTCCTGTAAATTTCCCTGGTTCCCCTTCTTCTTTAAACTTTTCAATTTCACAAGTAAAATTTAATGCTTCATCAGAAAAATTAACTTTCTTTTTTATTCTCTTCTTTGACATCTCTACTCCTTTTATCTAAAAATAATTAAACAACTGCATCTCACAATTTCAGAAATTGGTAAAGTATCTTGGTGTGGGTAGTCTGCTTCCACACCATTTTTTAACTTCCACTTGTAATTTATATCCACCCATTTATTACTTATAGCTTTATGGTGTGGTCTATATGTTTTTTTCCCGCCAACATGTATCCAGCATTTTTCTTTCATTACATTCTTAGCAGTTTCATAACTTGTTGTATTAATGCTCTTACTTGTTTCAGTTCTCGCTATTGTACTAGATCTTTGTTCTGTCATTCCATTAATATTTTTTACCAGTTCTTTTACCATGTCATTATGTGACAAGCCTTCTTCTTGTCCTGTTGTAATTATCTTATTTAAAATATTTTTTGTTGTTGCTGTCATTTTAGTTGCTTGTTTTCCAGCATTTTTTATATTCCAATTTTTTAAAAAATAATCTCTAATCCCTTTTATGGTTTTAGGTTTTATTACTTTTTTGTAGATGTTTTGAAAGCCCTTAAAAGTCTCCTCGAATGTATATAGATAAATTACTTCAAGCCCATTTTTAAACTTTTTTAAAAGCCATTCATAATCAATATTTATTATCATTTTTACATCATAAGATTTTGAATTATCTGCAATTACTTTATCTTTTAGTTCAATGAATATTTTTTCTATAATTTTCTTATTCCTTGCACTGAGTCTTCTTTCTAGTGCTTTAATTGCCTTTATTTTTTGAACTTCCTTTTTCATACATCCTCAGCCTTTTCACCTTCTGTTGTTGTTGGTTCTGTAATTTCTTCGAGTGTCATATCTCCACCATTTATAAGTAAGACATCTCCTCCTTTTAATTGTTCTAAACTTAAATCTGTAAGTTCTGATATAATCCTTCTATATTCATTTATAGTTACTCTATTTTTAAGAGGTTCCAACTTTTGAATAATATCTGCTATATCATCTTTTAATTCGTCCGCTCCAGATAAGTCATAGTCTATGTACTCACCATTTTTTAAATAATCACTTAATAAGTAATTAAGCCAATTTTTTAAATTGTTAAAGAATGGAATTACAGCTTCTCTATACAACTCTTTTTTAGCTTGCTTTCTGTTTTGATAAGTCGAATCACCACCACCAACTAATTCAATTGGAACATCTGCAGCTATAGCTGCTCTTTCATGTGCTTTTTGTTCAGCTGTACTCCAGTCAGCATCTATAGGTGCTTTTGAAGTATCTTGGTATTTAAGTCCTGATCCAAGTACTAGAGGACTACCTGCATTCTCAGCTCCAGCATAGTGAGCTGAATATTTACTTCTTATTTCTTCTCTGTCTTCTTTATCAACAGCCCCTTCTGTTTGAAGGATTCCCCCTGGTTTTCCTAAATTGTTGGCTAAACTCCAGTTCCATTTCCAAGCTTTGAATAGATAAGCACCAAAGATTGCTAGTGCGTTCTGTTTACTTCTTCCTTGTCCTATTCCATTGCCACTAACTCCATCAATTATATTGTTATAATTTGGAGAACTAAGCCACATATAGTTTTTTAGTTCATCCCCAGTTATTGACTTAGCTGGGTTATGTATTCTTATTTCTCTTATCCTTCTTCCTTCAAAATATACTGTAAAATTATTTGGAGAGTGTATATATAAGTCAGGAGCAAGCGAAGGTAACCCTTTTATAAGTTCTAATAAAACTCCATTATTTGAGCCTTCTAGCCAAACTATTAAATAATCTATAAAATCCTGGAATGATGTATTTGGATTAATCATTCTAAAAATCTTATTTAAAATATGATTATCAACTTTTTTCTTTCCATCCTCTTTTCCTATATAAATGCCCATTTCTATGTTTTGACAAGCCTTTATTTTTTTCTTAATTGGCAGCATAAAGCCTGGCTGTTCCCATATTGTTGACATATATTCAGATGCTTCAAAATTCTTCCCATCTCCAGTCATTACAGAACAATCCTTAAAAAACCAATTTTTAAAAAATTCTCTAATACTCATATACCCACTTCCCTTTTTTCATATCATTAGAAAATGCGTATCTTGTAGCATCTATTGTATGATTGTTTTTATCCACTAAACGTGGTAATGGATTCCCTTCACGATCAGTGTCATAATCAATCATTTCAAATTCTCTTGATATGTTTGGAGTTCTTTTCGGATCTATCACTATTGCTTCCAAATCAGAAAGCCATTTTTCTCCATACTCAACACTTCCAGCACCTTTTTTTGCTCCCCATGCACTTATATCATATTCCTTCAATTCATCTATAGATTTAGGCTCAGCACTATCACACATAACCAGCTCATCATAGCCTTTTGAAAGAATATAGTTTGCTAGATTTCTATTTTTTAAACCTACTCCATAAAACTCATCCAGTGCATAAATAATACCTTTCTTTTTATCATATCCCCATCTAACAAAAGCTAGTGGATCAACTCCATAACCCCAGTCAACTCCATTTCTAAATTTTTCAAGTCCTGCAATCTCTGAAGCTTCTATTTCTCTTATTTCTAAATTAGGAAATGGAACAAGTCCATTGCCTATTGGTTCTCCCATATATACAAGTCTATATTTTGTTTCATCTTTTTCTTTAACTGCTTCAGCTTCTTTTATAAACTCTTCTGATATATATGGGTTTTCTAAATATGTTGAATGATGTACATATACATTATTTTCTATGAAAGAATAATTATATTTTTTATTTACCCAGTTATGTTTCATCTTTGGGGGATTGTATGAAAAGAACCCTTTATAAATAAGTCCCTTTTCTAACTTTCCTCTAAATATAGAATTTAAAACTGTTTCAACTTCATCTTCATTCTTAAACTCTGCAAGTTCTTCAAACCAGTAACGAGCGACAGGAAATTGAGCTTCTTTTATAGATTTACTTTTTTGTGGGTCATCTACTCCCATAAATATAAATTTATTACCTCTTTCTTTGTAGATAATTTCGAGAGGACTAAGTTTATATTCAAAGTATTCCTCTACTCCTAAAAATTTAATAGCCCATTTTATTTGTTCATACACTGATTTTCTAAGTGTTTCCCCTACTTTTCTAAAACAAATAGTACTAACAGGATATTGCATTAAATCAACAACTAAAATCAAAGCAATATTAGTTGATTTTGCTGAACCCCTTCCACCTTTGCAAACTAAACGAGTGTATTTATTACTTTTCCAAGCTGAATAAAGTGGATAAAATTTAGGAGTTAATAAGTCTGATATTTTAAGTTGCTTTCTCTTCTTCTTTGATGTCATCAAGTATCAGCACCCCTCTTTCTTCTTCATCAGCTTGTTGTTTCTCTTTTTTTTCTTTTTCTCTTCTTTTATCCATTTTTTCTAATACATTTGCGATTTTAATAAGTGAATCAGCAACCTTTGGGTCAACTAATGTTTCAGGATTTTCAATAATATTTAAAAGCATTTTCTTATGTGCTTCATCTAAAATTTCACCCATATCATCAACTGATAATTCTTTCAGTTTTCTAGCCTCTTCAAATTCCTCTTTATGTTCTTTTAACCATCTGTAAACAGTGCCTTTACTTTTATTTAAAGCACTAGCTATTTTATCAATACTTTTATTATCCGCATACATTCTTTTAGCTTGTACC